GACAACCTCTGAGTGATACTCGCTAGTGTTTTTATTAACGGCTATAAAAAAAGATGTCTCCATTTTAGACATCCCCATCATCATCTGTAACTGTGAGTAATATCTTGGATGTGATTTCTTCACACCATCTTTATAAAACTTTTTCCATGAAGCATCGTTCATGCTTTTTATTTCAAGAACATGTAAGTCCTCTTTGCTATCATCTAATTGTATGTGTCCATCCATATGACATACAATGTGACCGCCAAGCTCTTCATACGTATGCTGTTTCCCAGTGAGACCATCTGTTTCCCACACTCGAACATCAGCTTTTTCTTTTAAATCTTTTACAACTTCGTCTTCTAATATATGACCAAGTCTAAATATTCTTTTCAATCTTGGTGTAGGTGGATTGTTTGGGAACCCACGCAAACTAAAAGCTATCTCTGCATCACAAGCCGTGCCAATCATAGACGCACCTATGTAATCACGAGCTTTTTCTTTTGGCTGTCTCTCGTATCCTTCGTCTATTGCTTCTACTATTTTATGTGCTTCAACCATAATCATACCTATAAAAAAAGAAGGAGTGGGGAGGAGTCCACTCCTTCTTTGCTAGTGACTAAAACGGAATTTCGTCGTCCAAGTCTTTCGTGTCTGTGGGAGAGTCAGAACCTCCAGACTTGTCATCACCTTTAATCGGCATGTACGACTTGACTTCTGAGGTCTGTCTTTGCGCTCCGTCATCACCAGTCCAAGGCTTACCTAAACCAACTCTGATTTTACACTTGAGTCCTTTCAGAGTAGCAACATCCCCAGGTTTGTCAGGTGTCGAGTGTCCAGCACAGACGAGAAAAGATTTTAACTGTCTGAGCGCAATCTCTTGTGCCTGACTACTGGTGTGTTTGATGTTAAGGTTCACCCTTATATCACCTTGACCATCGACATCGTCGAAGTCAAGAACCAATTTTCTATTGTTGGTCGCACCAACTGGTTCAATGGATGCACTCTTACATTCCACTGTATAAACGCCTTGTTGAAGACGTGTGCTTCCTGACCCTTCTTCAACTGAAGACAAGTCAAGATTAGTAAAGTTCCAATCACTCATATTTATTTCTCCTCGGCAGTAGCCATTCGTGTTAATAATTCAGTGACATCATCCACCTTTTCAAATGGTTTCAGTACACCTTTTGGGTCTCTGGTTTTACCATGCCACCCACTTACTTCGTCGGTAACGATATATCTCTTAACCTTTGGCAAGCCTTTATCGTTTGTCTCTGTTCGTCTCACACCACATAAGACGTGGTCAAACAAAGCTGGAACTTGTTTTGCAACAGAAGCTCCTTTCACCATAGGCCAATAATGAGTTACATCATTAGCGTCCTTCTCCTCCTTCGCCAAACAGGTAACGTAAACGTGCATAGGCAAGTCACGTATCCATTTCAAAGCACCAACCATAATACGTGCATTGTCGCCCCATATTTTAAAGTTGTTGCTCTCTCCCTGATTTTCTTGCTCAAGATGCTCCATCAATCTATCTGACATCTCTGTCAAACTATCAATGGCTATCCACTTGTAGCCTTGCTTGGCAAATTCTTCCGTCTTAATCATCTGCATAATCCCACGGAAACTATATGTCCCACTCTCAGGCTCGTGCTTACCAGCCCAAGAAGTAAATGGAACGTAGTCTATCTCCACGTCTTCGATTGATTTCAACCCAGCCTCACCAGAAAGAATGAGACCCTTACCGTATCTAGCTTGGTAATATCTACACTGAAATGTTTTACCAAACCCATGATGTGCATAAAGCAGAACCTTTGTAGGCCCATCTTGCATTATGTCTTTTGTGCTAAACGTCTTGAACATTTTTAACTACCCTCACTTTCGCTTTGTCTAAATTGCGTGTTAAGCAATACTTGATTTCATTTTGAGTTTCCAAAGGCATCTTTGTATACTGCCTTTTATCTATGCTAAGATTACGCCTTACATAATTTGGAAGAGGTTTCTCTTCAAAATGTTTTTCAAGCGCATCCTTATCCCAAGACCATCTTTCAGTACGAGAAACAGTAACCTCATACAATCCTAAGTCTTTGGATTGTGAGCCTGACTCTTCTGGAAATAATCTTGAGATGTCTCCCTCTAGCACAGATATTTGCTCATCGAGGGTCTGCCGTTCTAGGCTTAGTTTATACAGCTTGGAAGACATTTCTTCCAATCGCTGTGTCGTTTTAGATGCGACATCATCTTTGCGTGTTGCGTCGAACACGTCCCAACTATCAGTCATACGACCTCCTTATTTTAATGTGTCATCAGCAAATTTTTATGAATGATGACTTGATTAATAATATATGTGTAGTATAAATTATACATTAATGCAAGTCAAAAGGAGAACAAAATGCGACTTAACATCGAAAGGCTCGTCACCGATTTAGGTGGAGCGTCTTCGGTGGCTAAGATAACTGGCGTCGTTAGGACTGCCCCATATGGTTGGATTAAACGATGCTATTTAAGTAGCCAAGTTCTTGAGAAAATAAAGGAGCATGCTCCAGAAATTGACTTTAACGATTACTTTGAGGATGATGAACATGAACGAAAAACTGGACGCAGCTCTGGATTATCTTGAGAGAGGTTGGTCTGTAATACCAATCAAACCAGACGCTAAGAGACCCGCTATAAAGTGGAGACAATATCAAGAAACACCGCCAACAGAAAAAGAAGTGGAGCAATGGTGGACTCAGTGGCCTGAGTATGACATTGCAATCATAACAGGCGAAGTGAGTGGAGTTGTTGTCGTCGATTGTGATAACGAAGAAGCTTACAATCAGGCAATCAATACAGGCATGCGCTCGGCTTTTACAGTCAAGACGAAAAGAGGAGTGCATTTATATTTCGAGCATCCCAAAGACGGCGTTCGTCGTGGGCCTCGTGCTGGAGTAAACAGCACGGGCTCCGACTGGCCTCGTATTAATGGGTTAGATTTCAGAGGTGATGGCTCTTATGCTTTATTACCTCCAAGTAAAAACTATAGCTGGCAGATAGGCATGGGCATGGACTGGGACGACCTTCCGATGTGGAAGGATTGGAAGCCTGTCTTGTCGTGCATGGACGGAAAAGAGTTTGAGTTTTCAGAACTAGACTTGTCTTCTGTCATGCCATTAGAACCAGACGAGTTTATTTCTGAGTGGGACAGGACAGCTAAGTATGTCCGTGAATCATTCCCTAACTCATTGAAGATTCCATCTGGTCTTGGCAACGGACGCAACGAACGAGTGATGCGTTACATTTCCGAATCAATACTAGAAGGTTTCTGGGGACACGACTTACGTCTTCGTGGCTTTGCTTTTATGAATGAGTTTTTTGAAGACCCATTAACCGAGCGTGAGTTTGAAGCGACAGTGCTTTCAATGGAGCAATCAGAAAGACGTAATCATCCAGACAGATTCGATGAAAAGGGAGACTATATATATAAGCCCTACATAAATGCGAACCAACCAGTCGAAGCTAGGTCACGCAGACTTATACAAATGAAAGATGCAGACCAGCTACTTCAAGAAGCTGACGCCAAGACATATCTAATAGAACCTTGGCTACCAAGTAACACGATTGTCCAAGTATTTGGATACAGTGGTCACGGCAAGTCGTTGTTTGTGCAACATGCAATGGGCGCTTTGTCTGCTGGGAATAAATACTTTGGCCCCTTCGAGATAGGTAAACCAGCACGTGTCTTGTACATGGATTTTGAAATGGGTATGGCAACAATCGCAAGACGATTGATTGATTTGAAATCTATTCATTCGGATACAGCTGACAGGCTAAACATTTGGACTCCGTTTATTGATAAGAAAGAAATCAATCTGCACAACAGAGATGGTCTTCAAGAACTACAAGGATGGATACAGTTCTCTGACCCAGACGTTGTCGTTATAGATACACTAAGAACAGCTTACCCAGGGCTACAAGAAAACAGTTCAGACGAATGGTCTAAGGTAAACCAGCTGGCAGTCAAGCTAAGAAACTCTGGCTTGTCTGTAATACTTATCCATCATAGTAACAAACCTAGTGACAGTGGTATCGGAAGAGAAGCTGGCTCAACGAATCAGCTCACGACTTTGGAAACTCAGATACGTGTAGCTCAAGTATTCCAAGACGAAGAGACAGCAAAACAAAATGCTGCTCTGTACGACGGCAATTATGACCAACCTGTTTGGCCCTTGCTGCAAGGAACTTTGCCTGAGAACTTTCGTCTGTACATGGTTATGGAGATTCGTTACGGGAAAGTCCGTGAGTGGACAGACCTACACGACAGAGTTCAATGGCTAGGGTTTTCTGCTAATGATATTACTGGCGAGAAAAGAATTGTTGCTAGTAAGTCTACGAAACAAAAAGCAAAAGAGATGGCGTTGAATGGATTGGATGCTGGTCACATAGCTGAAAAGCTAGGCAAGCCTCTTAATCTTGTCCGTCTTTGGTTGGAGTTATCGAAGTAACTTTAGCATCAGGGAAGTGCTTACGCACCTCGTCAACTATCTTAGCAACTTCGGGGTGCTTCTTCCTATTCTCTTCACGACTACGCTTCCAAGAATTGTATTTATCTTCTATGTCTTTTTGTTTTCTGGTTAATTTTTTCATGTATAGAATGTGATACAACGACCAAACTTAGCTAATAACGCATTAAGTCAAAAGGCGGGGTTTACAACCCCGACTTTTAAGACTAAACGTTTAGTCGTTGTATCAGTTTTGACTGGATAAATCAATAGTTTTTGAAAAAATAATTTGAATTATTTTATATTTAGTATTAAATGTTATACTATTATTGGAAAAGGAGCAGAGATATATGCCAAGAAACATTCGAGTCTCGGACTCGGACTTATCTTGGCTTCGTCAAAACCATAGAATTAAAACTTACTCTGACATGGCGCAAAAGTTAAACTGTTGCGTCGATACCTTGAAAAGAATACTTGTAAGAGAAGGCTTACAAGAGTTCGATGGGGCCAAGTATCAGGTTCGCCGTGACTTCCAAGGAAAAACGTGGGCTAGGCCGTGCATGAAATGTGGCGATAAAACAGAGCGACCAAGAATGTGGTTCTTCTGTAAGTCTTGCAGAAAAGAGTTGGGGTATGAAGATTGAGTAAGCAAAAGAAAAAAGGCGACGACTACGAAAGAGAGTTAGCCAAATACATAAACAAAGAAACTGGTTTAAGAACTGCACATCGAGCCCCTCTTTCTGGAGGAGGCAACGTAGATATGTACGGAGGTGCAGACGTTCTTGGTGTCCCAGGGATATTCATAGAAGCAAAACGTGTTGAACGTCTGAACTTCCATGACGCCCTGAGACAAGCCGAACGTAACATAGAGAAAACCAATTCACCAGAAGTTCCTATTGTAATTAACAGAAAAAATAGAATGAAGACTGGCGACAGCCTTTGTCTAATTAGGCTTGACGACTTCCTAAGATTCTATTCTAGTTACTTACGAGAAACAGGGTCTGTTAAATTTAACAACAGATAGGACGACTTGTGTTGTGAAAATCGGTAATCTTGTAGAAGGACAGGAGGTTGAGTTCGTAGCTTGTCTTGTCCTATACATATTATATCGAGTGGTTTTTGGGTATGGCACGAAAAAAGAACGTAAGCTTATCAGTAGGAAGAGGCGAGAAGAGACCCGCCTCCAAAGGGGCGGGCCTCACCGCAAAAGGCAGACGTAAATACAACAAAGCTACTGGCTCTAACCTGAAAGCACCTCAACCAAAGGGTGGAAAACGTAAGAAATCATACTGTGCAAGGTCTGCTGGACAAATGAAAATGCACAACATCAGCTGTAAGAAGACTCCAAAGAAAAGAATTTGCGCAGCCAGACGTAGGTGGAAGTGTTAATGTCAGACGAGTGGGAAGAGTATTCAGAATTAATAGCAGCAGAAATACAAGCTTGGTCTAGCGAAGTATTAGAAAAACCAACACCATTATTTGCAGACATGCCACCATGTCCGTTCGCAAGAAAAGCATGGCTCGAAAGCAATGTCGTCGTCCATGTAACCGACCACCTCGCACCAGTCATAGATATTAAAAGCCAAGAGCTGTTACCAACAGACGACACAGTGCATGTCGTAGCGTGGACAGGTTGGGAAGACTTGACTCAACAAGAGTTCGAGCTTTGGATAGACGACCAAAACAAAAATCATTTCGGTATTTGGCTGATGGGGTTTCACCCAGACGCCGAACACAATCCCAACATTCCTGAGTTCGATGGTCTTGTTGAGGACGACTACGCACTAATTTTAGTGCAATCATTAGGTAAACTTGTTCAAGCTTCTGATAAGTTGAGGAAGACAAGTTACTATCAAAAGTTTAAGATAGAAGATATTAAATACATTAACAACCGCAAGGAGGTTTACAATGCGTGGAATGAAAAAGTCAATGAAAAAGCCTATGCCGAAGAAGAAAGCTATGGCATCAAAAAAAGGCTCCTCAATGAAAAAGAAAAAGCCCATTAGGAGAGCTTAATGATTAAGAAAAATAGAGGTGTAATCTTTGGTTCTCGTGGAAGAACCCCAGGGATGCAGACGATGAAGGTTGGTGGCAGAAACATCAACCCGTATCGTGCCATGTCTATGATGCCAAGCCAGTTTGGCAGAACAACTACAGGAGTAAAGCCTATCTTCGGTGGTCGTGGTCGTTCACTCAGACGTAGGTAAATACTGTGGCTAGCATTGCGAGAAAGGTAAAAGCTGTCGCTAACAAAACGCAGACAGGTAAAATGAAACATGCAAATTGTCCTTGCGTGTTGGCAAGAGGTAACAATGGCAAGAAAGTCAACATCAAAAAAGCGTAAGACGTCTTCAAAGAAAGACGCTTGCTATCATAAAGTTAAGTCTCGCTACACCAAATGGCCAAGTGCTTACGCATCGGGCGCCTTGGTAAAATGCAGACGTGTTGGCGCAAAGAACTGGGGTAATAAGAGTGGCTCGAAGCGAAAGTCTACATAAATGGTTCAGCCGAAACAAAGGCAAGGGCTGGGTAGACTGCAAGACTGGAAAGCCTTGTGGTCGTAAGTCGGCGAAGGGTAAATCCAAGAGACCTTACCCAGCTTGCAGACCGACGAAGGCTCAATGCTCGTCTGCCAGTAGAAAAAAGAAAGGGCCAGCACGTATCAGCTGGAAGAAAGGTAAAAAGAAATGATGGGTCGCAACAAAAACATGAAGAAGAAAATGAAGAAGTCAGGTTTAACAGCAAAGCAAAAGATGATTGCTGGCATGGCTCCACCGTTTGACCAAATCACAGGCGCAGACTTCAAGAAGTTAAAGCAGAAGAAGCGTACGAGAATGGTTTGATTTGCGTTACTTGCGGAGGCTCTACACAAGTATTAGACAGTCGTTCAAAGGACGGAACGACGAGACGGAAGAGGACTTGCAAAAAATGTACGTCGAGCTTCTGGACATTGGAAGTATTAGAGACATCCTCCACCACAGAGAACAGTTGCGTTACAGGGAAGAACGTTTCGCAGACGAAAAGAAAAAAAACTCCGCAGCCGTCCCAGGAGAAACTCAATAACACATCATACATGTACGACTTGGACAGTCTTTCAGACGACGACCTTGAGAAACAGGTAATGTCTGGCTTAGTCAGGTTCGACGAAGACGAACTATAGGACGACACTTCCTACTCCCTTTTGTATCTTAGTATAGGGTGTTAAGGAGGTAGAAATTGGAACCTATAAGTGTCGCAATCGCAGCGTTCGGTGCAATAAAAGCTGGCGTCTCAGCTGGAAAAGAGATGACGTCTTTGGCTAAAGACATTGGACGAATGTTCGATGCTATCGACGCAGTAAAAAATGACCATAACAAAGCTAAGAACAGACCATTCCAGTCTGTAAACGAAGAGGCTATGGAGTCTTTCATTAGTAAGAAACAAGCAGAAGACCTTGAAGATAATTTACGTGCTATCGTTTACGCAACAAGAGGGCCGTCAGCATGGCAAGAATTAATACGTCTACGAGCTGACATCAGAAGAGAAAGACAGGAAGAAAAAGAAAGAAAGATTCGACGACGAAGAGAGATAACAGAACTAATTGGCACATGGTTCTTAGTTATACTCGCAGTCGTCGTCGTTGGTGGTATCCTAATATTAGGATTGGCTAAGTATCTAGGCAGAATCTAATAAAATTACAGCCCAATGCTCCAGATATTGAGGGGCTTTATGCCCCTCAATATAACTATTCTCGTCTCTGTCAATGAATCCAATATAAGTTAGTGTTTTCAGATGTCTTGAAACAGAGTTTTGTTCTACGCCAATGGCGTCAGCTATCTCCTTTTGTCTCTTCACTGGTGTCGTTGATTGGCGGAGGTGCTTTAGGATTTTCACTGCCATCACTTTCTGCTTGTACGTTAGTCGGTGCATCTTTGTCCTCTACTCTATTGATTGTTGCAAACATCCATCTTGTATTAAGTATAGAATTTTTCATGTAGTCTATTACTGTCATTGCCCCATCTTTATTAAAGACATTTTGTGTAAACGTCATCTCCAAACCAACGAACGTGTCGTCGTTCTTTACCATCCAAACGTCTGCGACCTTCACAAACTCTGGTTGTTTCTGTTCTTCTGCCATTCTACTCTCCTTCAAGTAAGTTTATTGTTGTTTCTAAGTGTGTCGGTGCAAGATGCGAGTATCTCATCACCATCGCTAGAGACGAATGTCCAAGCAAGTCTGCGACTGCTCGAAGCGACGCCCCCTTTTGCACCAAGTGACTGGCAAACGTGTGCCTACAATCATGTGGTGTAAAATCTTTTATGCCAGCAACTGAACAAGCATTGTAAAAACTGTCGTAGAACTTCGCCCTCAACCACTGGCTTCCATCTGGCTGAGTGAAAACAAAATCGTCGTCGTCGTCGACTGCCAGAATCGAAAGAACTCTGGCCCCCAGCGGAACAGCTCGAACCTTTTTTCGTTTCGTCTTGCCTTTTCTGCTGGTGAATAATGCCGAGCCCCTGTGAATATCCTGTGGACAAAGTGCGAAAGCCTCGCCAATCCTCGCCCCCGTATAGAATAAAAAAGTCACGACGTCTTTGATTGTGCTATCGCAACAGTCAATCAGATGGTCTCGCTCGGTCTCGGTCAACCAACGCAAGCGACTATCATCAACGCTCGGACGTACAATGTTTATGCTTGGCACATCCCACCCCATACTTTCTGCATGCGATAGCATGGCTTTGATACTGTTCAACTCTCTCGCCACAGTGTTCGGCTTGTTCCCTCGACTTGTTACGTGGCTCATAATCTGCTCCAACGTCAACGCATGCAATGGAACATGCCCAAGTGCAGACGTAAAAAGTCGCATGATTGTTTGGTCGGTAGTCCCAGGTGAACTTGGTCGTCCCAGGAACTCGCTCGCTGCGTCAGCAGCAAGACGTCTTGATTTCGTCTTGACCCTTCCCGCTGCGACGGCAGCGAAAGTTTTTGTTAGTTCGTCTTTGGCTTGTGATTTCTGGCTCTTGTGAAGACCAGTGGATTTCCGAACTCGGATTGGTCTTCCATCTTGTATGACAGTGCCAGTGATTTGCCATACGTCATTACGTAAAGTTAAGTTTAAAGTCATGTTGTACTCCCTTGTATAACCCTCACACTATATAATAGTATAACAGATTATACAAGGGAATAAGTTTAGCTACGCATCCGTAAGTTTCTCCGTAGACAACTTGTTGAAGTCTTCCACGTCCATGTCCAACCAAAAAGTTCCCTTGCCATACGATACCTCGGCACGTATCTCCACGTCATTGTGAATGAAGTGCATGCCGATGGGGTATTTAACCCCATCTTCAAGCACCTTGTATGCCTTGCGATATATCGAGCGATTCTTCTTGAGCCTCATGGCTTTGTTGTTGATACGCACAATGTCGTCTTTAGTCATGTATGTTATCTTACTCATGTAATCCTCCTATGTAAGACGTTTAGTTATCTCAGCGTGTACGTCTCCGTACACTGCTGAATCTACAATCACGGATAGTCCGTCGATTGTCTTCGTGTCAGAACCCAACGTTACTTCCACACTCGAACCATCTTTACGTTCGCATAGGTAGTAATACTTTGGGTTCTTACATCCAATCATACACAAGGCTCCGACTCCAAGGTCTTTCTCGACGTCGTTAATCCAACCTCCTACAACTGCAAAGATACCTTTCTTGCTTGGGTCAAGACTATCAACTGCCTTAATCCAATACGGACGAAACTTACCTCCAGCTTTCTTCGTCTTTGGTTTTGCTTTGCCACCGACTTTCATCGTCATTGATTCCATCTCCGATTCTGTCAGCACTCCGTCATCCACCACACGCTTTCCGATTGCCATAATCAAATCACGTTTCTCGTCTGCACTCATGGCTGAGTACAGTTCCATGATTGTCTCAATAAGTTTCATTGTCTTCCTCCTCCCACTTCTTGAGCAAGTCCTCTGCAACTGCTCGATACAGAGAACCTTTCTTCTTTTCGATATGTTTCAACGCTTGCTCGTTGGTCATGCCGTAGTCGTTAAGACATGTAGCCAACATGCTATCCACTTCGGGTGCTACACTGTTTCCAATCTTACTCATGCTTTGCCCCCACTTTGAAAGAGATGTCACAATACTCG